TACCACTTGCCAGTATACTGCGAAGCGAAACCTTTACAGTAACATTCGAGAGTATGACTCCGAACATTGCGAGTACTGCTCCGTATTTGGACGATGATGTTACAGTTACATTACAGCGAAGCGATGGAACTTCTGTAACTGCCACGTCAAGTACGGGGACAGTTACGATGACTGCTACAGCACCTCAGACGATCAAAATTAAGATCGGGGGGCAATTTGGGAAAAAACTCTTTCCTGAGGAGACCTGGGAGTATTACTACGAAAAAAATTCCGAATATACGGCAAATGCCGATCATTTAAACTTTGAAGTTGATGTACCTGAGAGGGGACCTGATCCCAATGAATTTATTGATGCATATCGTATTGACAAAGATAACAATAGCGGGAACATTAATGACTTAAGTATTGAAGTACCTACTGGCGTTTCTTTATTACGATATGAAGGAGATATAACAAATCGGGAAGCAGGAAGTTCTGCTAGGGATGCTGATGGAAATAATGCATTTATTCCAGATTTAGAGGATGGAACTCTTATTCCTAATCCTGAGTTTGATGCATCGACATCAACTACTAGTAGAGCAGGGCATAGGGATGTAAAATTTAGATTCTCTATTACCAGCACTATTCCTTCATTAGCATCTGTAGCAACTGTAACGGACTGGTCTACTGTAATATTAGATGCCACTAATATTCCTACAGGGACTTATGTTACTAGTGGTGGATCGACGTATTATGTGGAATTAGGAGGTGTCCCCCAAAGTGGTAGTCCTGGAGATCCTGGAGACCCTAATGCAGTGCCTCCTATACCTCCTACAGATCCTGTTGCTGATGATAGTGGACCTAGTGGTACGGGTTTCTACATTGACTCTGCTAGTGGTATGCGGTATAGATACATTCCACCTCAAGGATTAGTCACTTCCTGGGGTGCTGGTACAGAATATGATATGATTCTATATCTAATGAATGACTATCGTGTTGGTCAGGAAAGATTTGTAGAGATCATGGATGCTGCAGAAGCAAGGAGAGTTAAAGGATAATGCCCATACCTACAGTTTACACACCAATTCAACCAATACCTAGTATTGTTGGCAAACCAATTGTCTGGACACCTAATGTTTGGACTGCTGTTGTTTGTAATCCTGGACCTCCGATTATTCCAGAGACCTTTACTGTTACGGTAACTAACTTTAAACCTGTTGTTAGTCCTGCAGCATACTTTGGAGATCCTGGTCTTACGGTGACATTAGCAGCAGTAGGATTGAATGCAAGTCCTGGAAGTGCTGGACCTGGAGGCGTTGGTACTGCTACTGCTACAGTAACACATCCTGGAACCATCACAATGACTGTTTCTGGGGGATATACGGACTATCTGTTTCCTAATAAGGAATACAAGTATAGAAGGGACGTAACTGCCCCTACACACGCTCCTAGCGTCACTACAGGACCCTCTGGGTACGTTGCACAGTATGGCACCCTTAACCAGGGTTCTGCCCTCTCTAGAGGGACGTTCCTGAATCCTATTGGTGGTCTTGCTATTGCAGGTACTCCTACTGTAGGATTGATTAATGAAATTGGTTCTGCAGACCATATGCAGCATTATTTCCCAGATCCCAATTATATGATTATTGTAGAGTATACAGTAGTCATTACAAGTGTTCCTTGTGGCATTGGTGCTGGTACATTTACCATTAGGCAAATCGTCTATGATGACAAAGACATTTCATCAGCGAGGTTTGTAGAAGCGGTAAATAGTCAGACAGGACGTAATCCTATTAATCCTAAGTTCTCACCATGAAAGGTTGTACCTATGTTGGTGCTCTATCTACAGGGCACATTTGCTATCCACCGACTGCTCTTACGGCAGGATCCCCCAATGTGCGTGTAAATTTTGTTTTGGCAGGACGTGTAGGAGATTTATTTGCTCCTCATGCGTGTCCTTGTTCAAATTGCCCACCACCACACGCAGTTCGACCCATTTCTCAGGGTCCTATTAACGTATATTTCAATTTCCGTCCTCCTGGGCGCATTGGAGATATGATTGGTTGCGGAGATACCATCGCTCAAGGGTCATTTAATGTCTTTGCAGGGGCGTTCAATTGACTTGACAAAGCGGAAAATCCCGTCTATACTACTGTTGTTCACGCAAAAATCTCAAAATTATGGCAGCTCGTTCAAAAATTGGTCTCTCTGGCGTTAAATTTGAACCTGGCAAACCCAAACTGACCCGTCAGGGGTGCTCTAAAAACACAAAATACGCTGCAACTGCTCGTAACAAGGCGAAAAAGAAGTATCGGGGGCAAGGTAAGTGAGACCTGAGACCCGAGAAGCAATGGAAATGCTGTTTTCTGCGAAGTGGAACCTTCCAAAAGCGGCAAAACATTGCAATTTGAGCAATAAGGAGATGAAAATCACCTTTAATGAGTACTGTAACTTTCACCCACCCACTTATAAAGCGGAAAAATGACCAAACCACTCCTTTTCATATCACAAGATAAGGAGATGGCGCTCATCCAGGAGATGACGTACAAGATCAAAATGGCAAATTTAGACATTCATCCGTCTAAAACCTGTTTTTTGTGCGTCTCTCCTGATTATTCTAGTATTGTTTCACAGCATCTCGCTCATTCACTCACAGTGGATGGCGAGATTTTTCATATTGAAGCAGTCAATGTGCCATTTCCTGACGAATCAGAACAAAATTACAGAGTAAATTTTGAAATCAACTTCGCAGATTGGGTACTTGACTGGGACAATTTTGTTCTTATTGAGGCAGGAGTAATTCGTGGAGGTAATTATACCTGGATTACTGAGTCAATGCAGAAGTTTGTTGACAAGAATTACTACACAGTATCACTTTGTGAAAATATTGGTAGTAAATTCAAAAGTGATTTTGTCTCTCTTTACTATGATGATAACAAAGAAGACCTTCATTTTTGGTGGGAGCAACCCAACAACCATTGGCGATAAATACTTTCGGAGATAGTAACCTCCCAAAAAGTTCTGGAAACAGATTTTTGGAGGAAAAATGGCAAATCATCCCATTCCTGACCAAGGTGATGACTTTATTAAATCTGGAAAGGTGTTAATTACTGATCCTAGGTCTGATTATTACTTAGAAAAGGCATCAAAACCCAAAAACAATCCACCTAAAGATCGTCTTTCTAGACCATGTGGTGGAAAAGGTGGTTTTGACGACTATGCTGAGTGGTTGACCTGATATATAAAGTATAAAAAGGCATCAATAATGGCACAAATATCCAAAAAGTTTGTTGATATTAACCCAAGTTTTGAAAGTCACCCAATTACGGGTGACATCACCTTGCTTAAGAATGAAAATGCCATTAAACAAGCGGTCAAAAACGTTGTATTGACTATGAGAGGCGAAAAATTCTTTCGTCCCTTCTTTGGAACCAAGTTAAGATCTGCATTATTTGAGTTTTTGGACCCAATTATGGCAGATGAGATTACAGTTTCAATTGAAGATGCGTTAAAGGTTTATGAACCTCGCGTTACAGTTGATAATATTGAGTATATTGACAATATTGATGATAATTCTGTAGAAGTAACAATTTTCTATCGCATTACTGGTCTACCTTTGGATCAACAGTCACTTAACCTTATCTTAGAGCGAGTATAATGGCGTTTAACACAGTCACTAATTTAGATTTTGAGGACATCAAAATAAGTTTAAAGGAGTACCTGCGTGCTTCTGAACTTTTTAGTGATTATAACTTTGAAGGTTCGGTACTGTCTCAACTTATTGATGTATTATCGTACAATACTTACTATTCAGCACTTAATGCTAATTTAATTGCTAACGAAGTATTTTTCGATAGTGCGTCTATTAGAGAAAACGTAGTTTCGCTTGCAAATCTTGTTGGATACACTCCAAGATCTGCAAAATCGGCAAAAGCGACTATTTCTATGGATGTTGAGGTAAATCCTAATATTGGTGCGTTCACTTTGAAGAAAGGTGAGTCATTTTTAGGAACTAACCAAAATGGATCTTATGTATTTTCTGTTTTGGATGATGTTACCAGAGAAGCGTTTGTTGATACTGACGGAAGACGCAAAGTAAGGTTTTCTGAGATTGATATTTACCAAGGAAACCTTCTGAGAGTTGTATATCCAATTGATTCTTCAACAAGACAAAAAATTATCATCCCAAGTGCAGATGCTGATGTTGATCTTTTGACAGTTATCGTAAGAGAGGACAATTTTAATGTTCCTCTTACTTATAAAAAGGCAGGACAATTTACAACGATAACTGCAGATGATAAAATTTACTTTATTCAAGAGAATAAGAATGAACAATTTGAACTCATCTTTGGAGATGACGTATTTGGTCGCAAACTTAAAAATAATGATCAAGTAGACATTGAATATATTGTCAATAACAAATCTGATGCTAATGGATGTGCTAATTTTGAATTTACAGGAGTATTCAATTTCAATGGTCAAAATTTTGACAGTGTAACTCCAACTATCACAATAAACTCTCCTTCAGCGGGTGGAGCAGAACCTCAAAACATTACATCTATTAAATATTTTGCTCCAAGGTATTATTCTGCACAGCAGAGAGCAGTCACTGTTAGGGATTATGAAACTTTAGTTTCTCAATTGTATCCAAACCTTCAAGCACTGTCAGTTTTTGGTGGTGAAGACGCAAGTCCACCTCAATATGGTAAAGTTTTCATTGCAGCAAAACCATACGGTGCAGAAACACTAACCACAACAGGAAAACAGAATTTACAGAAGTCAATTAGAGAATATACCATTCTTTCGGTTATTCCTGAAATTATTGACCCCTCATATCTGTATTTGGAAATTGAATCTTTTGTTTATTACAATAATAACAAAACAAGAAGAACTTCACAGCAAATTGCAGAAGTTATCAGAAAAGTTATTGCTAATTTTGGCGATACTAACGATCTTGACAGATTTAACGGAAAATTCAAGTATAGTAAACTCGTAGGAGAAATTGATGATACTGATCCTGGTATCACTTCTAACATTACACGAGTTAGGATGAAGAAGAATATGCCAGTGCTGTCAAATGTCTTTGCTTCGTATGAAATTTGCTACGGCAATAGAATTTCAAACGACACTGATCTTATGTCTAGTGGATTTAAGATTACTGGAGAGGATGTGGTCAATACTTACTATTTTGAAAAGTATGGTGAATCTGGATTAGCAATTTATAAAATTAGTGGTGGAGAAAAACTTTATTACT